TTATGAATTTAAATTTTCAATAAATAGTTTAACATTATAAAACATTTTTTTAAACATTAATCCTATAATATTTGTCATATAGTTAGGTATATCATCTGTCATTGTTATTTGAAAATCTATAGAAAATTTAATATTCATAAACTTCTCATCATAGTCATTAGTTAAAGTAATAATAGTTTTTCCACAGTTAAATGTTAATGGTTCATAATTTCTACTATCTAACTTTAATAACTTTAAATAATCGGGTATTAAATCTTTATGTTCATATATTAAATCTTTGTTGTAATAAGTAATAGTGTTATTTAAATTATTCAAATATTTTGTAGATCTAAATAAAATATATTTTTGCTTAACACCGACTTCTTTTGCTATTTGTTTCAATATTATACATATATCTGTTTCTTCATTATTTAATGTAGTTGATGTATTTAAAATATGAATTTTATCAATTAAGTCTACATTGACTTTTTCAAGTAAATTATATAATTGTGGGGTCAAAAGTAAATCTATATTTACTTTACTAGTGTCCAAATTATTTAACTCAAACTGTAAATTAAATACACTAGCATTTGTTGAAGGCATTCTTATTTCGTTCAATAATATATTTCCTTTATTACATAACATTTTAGGTTGATACTGATTTTCTTCACAATTTATCATTATAAATTAATTATAACATTATATTTAAATATAATTTTAAATTATTTAAATATAAAATTATTTAAATATAAAATTATTTAAATATAAAATTATATTTATTATTCTTTAAATTTAAATAATAAATATATATTATAAAAGTATGGTATTAATGTACACTATTGCTGTAATAAAAGACAGGACGACCGTTTATAAGAAGGTGCCATACGATTGCTTATCGTATAAACAAAAATTACATAACGGCATTCTTAAATATAATATTAAAAGACCCCTTTTAACTATTATAGAGAAATTGAAAAATGGTGACTTAGAAAACTATGACTTAGAAAAGGAATAAAAAGTAATTTTTACACTTTTAATTGAGAGACTAAATCAGAAAGCGATTTATTTTTTGTTATTAACACATCTTGATTTGTTCTTTTCATCCTAATTTTATGTATAAACCATTTATCTGGATTATTCATTTTTGGGTCAATTTGTAAATTTATACTAATCACTTGTGACCTACAATGATTGCTACAACATAAATAATCAAATCCAAAATATAAAGTACAAGTTTCAGATATTTGTTTATTACAAAAATCACAAATAAACACCATATGTTGGTGCCTTAGTTTTAAATATATTTATAAAATTATTTTAAATATATTTAATATTTTTTACGATTTTTTTACAATATAGGCTTTTAAATATCTAAACTCACAATATTTTTGTCGCTTTTTTGCTTGCGTTTAGATTTAGTAGGAATTTTACCGCTCATTAAATCTTTTAAGTCTTCAACGCTAATTGTGCTTGCCTCATTATTTTTAGTTTCATTTACATCTATTTGTTTGGTCTTTAGTCCGCTCAATAAAGACGCAATATTTTGGTTTGATTGTGGCACCATTGAAGGCCCTTTCATTTCGGGGCGTTTTATACGCTCTTCATCATATGGATTGCCTTCATTATTGCCCAACATAGAACCCCGTGCTGCGTTAATATCAGGGCGATTTACAATGTTCGGCATTCGTTGGCTACGGTCTGGTAATTTTGTTTCAACAGGAGGTGGAGGAGGTCCTGAATTTACATTTGGAGGCATAGAAGCACCAAATCCTATATTAGAAGCATTTCCATTATTAAATAGTCCGTTCATAAATCCGCCAAATCCAGGCTTGCTTTGTCCCATAGTATTAACAGCCGCTTGAGTAAATTGTCTCATTAATTCGGGGTTTTGGCGCATAATATCATCCATACCAGGCATTGATGATTTGAATAATGTATTTGACATATGAACCATCATAGCTGAGCCGCCTAACTGAAATAATAATTTTAATTCGGGAGACATTTTCGCTTTTGACTTATATTTTTCGTGTAATTCAGCAAAGATTTCATCATAATCATCTATATTTTCATTTATTTGCTCACCCCAACCTTCTAATTTAATATCAAAAGGATCAAACTTAGTATTTAAAAATTCTAATCCAGTAATACAAGCCATCATCATTTTTCCTTGAAATTTAATAGCGTTCGATTTTTCTTTTTCAGCAATAATTGTTTCATATTCTCCAATCATTTCATTTAAATCGGAGTCCATATTGTAACGCTTACTTAATGACACGCCCTTCTTTTCCAAGTCATCGAGCTTTCGTAAATATTTGAATTTTTCTTTTAATTCCTCTTCTTTTGTTAATTCGGGTTTTTGTTGTGTTTTTTCTAAATTAACAGGAATATTATTAAATTTGCCAAAACCGTCCCATGTTTTATTTTCATTCATATTTGCTGTAGATTTACCAAGATTTATGTTGTCACCATCATCGTTTTTTGTAACAGGTTTAACATTAGCACCATCGCTTTTAGAACTGCCAAATAGGTCACCAAAAATAGATTTTTTTTGAGAACTTCCAGAGTCTTGCTTATATTTAATTTCTTTATTTGTACTAACATTTTCACTACTAACATTTTCAGTACTAACATTTATTTTATTAGTATTATTTTGTATGCTTAGTGATTTAAAATCAGTATTTTCAGATAGCTCATTTAATTCATTTTCTAAATTAGTAATATCTTCAATATCAATAGAAGATGAAAATTTTTTATCACCTTTATTTTTTTCATTCATTAATAATTCTATACCACTTCCAAAATTAGCTGATTTTTTTGTTGAACTTATTTCTTCAATGCGGTCTTCATCTGGTTCGCTAATTTTAAATTCAGGTAATACAATATCTTCAATATTTAAAAAATCGGGCTCAATTTCAACAATATTCATGTAATCTATTATGTTTTAAATAGAAGATTAATTTTTAAATACTCCGCATTATATAATATATATTGTAATAAATAGATTTTATAATTTATTATAAAAAATTATAAAATCATTTTTAGTTATTATAGTTATTTTAGTTATTTTAGTTATATTGTAATACTATCTTGTTTATTATCCAAATAATAAATACCTTGTAGCAAGCAATCAGCTAAGTCATCTTTTTTTGAATGTTTGACAAAATAATTAAGATCATTTAGCATATTTTTTTGTTCCAATAATTGCTTAGTATATAATATACTAAGCTTCTTTCTCTCGTTATATGAAATTTTTTTCTCTTTTTCTGATGACTTTTCTTTATTTAAAAAAGCCTTTAATTTATTTGTGGCAGAAATAAATACTATATTGTGATTATTACAATCAATAAAATATTGAGAGATCATACCTTGTATAGACTTCATTCTATTTGCTATAGGACTTATTTGATTTTCAATAATAATTTGGTCAATACTAGCAAGATCATAACTATTAAATAGCTCATTAAGTTCGTTTTTCAAACTTATTCCCAAATCAATAAGATTTACATTATTAGCATTTACATTTTCAATAGCCTCAAAACAAGTGGTCTTCAAATAATCTTCCAAACTACTTATTAAACTTGCTTTATTTACAGGTTTTTCTAGCTTTAAATCATATTTTTCAACTAAGGCTGAGAGATTTGCTAAGGATTGTTTATGTAAGGTTTTAACATTGTATAGCGGTAGGCTATATTCCGTTTTTTTTGTGTGATTTTTACAATAATAAGTGTGATTTTTATGAAAACAGGCCTGTTTAGAGCACGTATTAGCGGAACAAGGTATAAACTTATTACATAGGTTAATAACATCCCATTTAATTATTTTAAATTCTTGTGATCCATTAACAATGCTATTTTTATTTAAATTAGCATTAGTAATAGCATTAGCATTAGTAACTTCTAAAATAGCATAAGCCAAATTTTTTATACCAATATCAACACTTAAAATTTTCATAGTGCTATTTATATTAATAGAGTTTTTATATTAATATAAATTATTTATGTTTAGCTTAAAATTAGTGTTACTTATATAATTTGTTATTTAATTTTTAAATAGTTTTCTTATATACTATTTAGCGTAACGCTGCTATACATATAGAATAATGTAATCTATTTAAATAATAGATTATTAGCGCATATAAGAAAGACATAAAATATGCTCCCATAACATATACAGATTTTGTTCTAAATAGACCTACCACTAAGCCACCAAAACTAAATAAGGATAACAATAAACCTAATAAACCGAAAACATAAAATAGCATACAATAATCTTTGCCTAGCGGCGCCATTAAACTATCAAAAAAACCCATTTTATAATATTAATATAAATTAATAATATAAATAATTAATATAAATAATTAATAATATTAATAATTAATATATTATTTATATAATTAATAATATAAATAATTAATATAAATAATTAATAATATAAATAATTAATATATTATTAATATACTATAAATTTACTATATATTAATGTTAATATATAATAAATTACTATAAAATAAATTATTAACGTAATGACACAATACATATTGAATAATATATTCTTAAGGTGTAATACATTAATAAATTACTTAAAAAGGACATAAAATACGCTCCCATAGCATAGCCGGATTTTTTCTGGAATAATCCACTTATTAATCCAACAAGAGCAATGAGAGTTAAAAATAAACTTAATAATCCTAAATAATAAAAGAACGCGCAATGATCTTTGCTTAGCGGAGACATTAAACCATCAAAAAAACCCATTTTATAATAATAATATAATATAATATTTTATAATTATAAAAAATTATAAAAAATTATAAAAAATTATAAAAAATAAAAAATAAAAATTTAAAATATTACTAAAAAAAGAATTGCTTAAAATTATTAAAAAAAATATTGCTAAATTAATTAGGTTTTATAATATATTTTGTAACATGCTTTTGAGAGTCTAACTGTTGTCTAGTTAAATATAATTCTTTTAAATCACTTGTTTCGTAACCATATGGTCTAATATTTGATAATGTATGATCAAATATATATGGACTAACTTTATTTGTTTCTAAAGTAGTTTTACTATAATATGGACATACACTACATTCATTGCATGAATTTAATTGATTATTACTTATAATAGATTCGGCATTAATTTGTAAATAATGCCTGTAGTCACTATTATTTTTAATATTATTATTTCGCTTAATCATTTCATCATTTAAAACGGATGAATAATAATCGCTAAATAATCTCGAGTCGTCCATTAAAGGAGGATAATTCATATTTATATTATTTGTACCCTTAGAACACGAACCATAAGACATATTATTATTATATATAATTAAATTTATTATTATTATTATTTATTATTATTTAATAAATAATAAATTTATTTAATAATTATTATTAAATTATTAAATTATTATGCGTTTTGTATAATTTTTATTAAATCTGCCTTTTTCATTTTTTGCGCTGTTTCATTATCTATTAAGTTTCTTGTAACAGCTATTGTTTTTAAATCATCTACTCTCATTTTTGAATAATTTTTCTTAATAGGTCCATTGTCAATAGTTTCAGCTATTTCAACAGCATCAAGCTCTGTATTATTTAAATTAATAATTTTTGAATTAGTATTTAAATCAATATTAAATGTATCTAAATTTACTGGTAAATTTTTAATAAATGTTTCATCATCATTATTTGAAAAATAAGGTTTATTTAAATCTATTTCTTCAAAATCTCCTAAATCTGTAATATTTTTCTCTAATTCTTCCTTAGAAATAGTTAATAGATTTGTTAAATTTTCTTTATCATCATCATCACCATCATCGTCACCATCATCGTCACCATCATCGTCACCATCATCGCCATCATCATCGTCATCGTCATCATCATCGTCATCATCACCATCATCACCATCATCATCATCGCCATCATCGCCATCATCGTCATCGTCATCATCATCATCATCATCATCATCGCCATCATCGTCGTCATCATCATCGCCATCATCATCGCCATCATCATCATCATCTACACATTGTACAGGTGAATTTGTTTTAGTATTATCTACTATATATTCATTTTCGGAACATTCATCTTCAGACACATATATTTTGTCCCCTAAATTAATCTTTTTAATTTGCTCGGTTTCTTCTTTAGAAGATTTATTTTTATATAAAGAATTTAAGCTCTGCATTTGTATATTGTAATTTAAAATAAAACTTTGTAATATTTTTCCATGCTCAATCACACTTCGCTCTAATAAATTCAATCTGCGATAGCTATATAACATAATTGAACCGCATACTAATAATATAATACCGAACGTTAAAAGAAAACTCGAACCTACGAATTTAAATAAGATTGACATTATTATTAATGATTAACTATATTATTTTAAGTATTGTTTAACGAATAAATATTATTTATTTGTTATTTTTGTTTGTTATATTATTTCATATTTGTTATAATATTATCAGGATATTCTAAATCTTTAAGAACTTTTAATGCTCCTTTAACCTTTGAAATCCCCTTTTTAATCTTATAAGTATATTCAAAATCATCACCGCTAGCATTTGTCTTAACATTCATATAAAAATTATTGTTTTGCTTAGTTAATTTTTTGCATAATTTATTGTAATGCGTAGTTAACATATAATCTATATTTTTCAATTTATTTAAATGATTTAAGTATCCATAAGCACTAGTTATTGCCTCGTCCGGATTAGTTCCACTATAAAGCTCATCAAATACGCAAAAATGATTTTTATCTTTATTATTCTCAATAAGTTCTAGTATAGTTTTACATTGTCGGGCTTCTGCTTGATATAAACTATCGCGTCCGCCTGTGTCTGGAATATTAATATAACAATGAATGTAGTCATATACTTTAACTGAAGCTCCATTAAAAAAGCCACATCCAATTTGCTGGCATAATAGTATATTAAATAATGTAGATTTTAATAGTGTTGTTTTTCCTGAGGCATTTGGTCCTGTAATGATAATATTTTTATCTAATTTATATGAATTTTTGACAATCTTAATTATAGGCTTTTGTTCAGTTGTAGTAGTTTCAATAGTGTTCAAATTGGCAAAATAAGCATTATCAAAATGACTAGGTTTATTATTATTATAAGTACAATAGTTCATAACTTTATTATTAATAAATTTTTGTAGTGCCTCAATATTTTTTACATAACCATTAAATCCAAAAGAGAAATATAAGCTGTTAATAAAAGTATCATTTTTATTTAAAAAATAAAAACATTTCATTAATTGACCGAGTTCAATTATTTTACTTATGCTCAAAGAATAAGGCGTTAATTTTCTTAATTCGTCTAAATAAGAATTAAAAATTGCTATATTAGTCGCAATACACTCATTAAATCGTTTATAATGGACATAATCTTTTGTAAAATTTAAAAAATGCTCATAGCTCTTTAAAGTATCCAAAATATATAATTTTAGGTTTTGTAAAGTAGTGTGAATATATTTAATGTTATGAAAATATTTGATACATCCATTAATATTCAAATATAATTGAAAAATATAAAACCCAAAACTAAAAAGTATATATATTTTATTTGATAAATTGGTTTCACTTAATGAACTAAACAATTGACCAATAATATGATTAGAAAAAACGGTCTTTAAATGACTACAATATAATTGAAATGTAACATTATGACCTTGTAATTTAATTATAAAAAATGGCAACAATAAAAATAAAATAGGAATAGCTAAACTTATAACAGGTGTTGAGAGATTATATATACTTAGCGCTTGTAAAACCATACTATTATTATTAAATTTATGTAATAGCGGCATATCAATATATTGATATTTATTTACAAATCCATTATCATATATAATTTGCTCGCAGCTATTATAAATAACACAATCTTTATCTTTATCTTTAGATAATTTTGGACTATCAACAAATTCTACTTTTTTTATTGGACTATAATTTTTTATTAATTGTTGGGTTTCTAATAAAAATTCTGTATTGTTTGTATAATATTTACTCCATTTATTGATAATGTTTTTTTCAAAAATAGTTTGTGGCCCGAAAACATGATAATATAAATTATAATTATTAGAAACATCTAATAAACTAGTATTGCTAATAGCTAATTCATTCATAGAATTGGCTTTTACTAATTCTAAATCATTAATAATATTATTATTAATGACAAATAATGAACTTGTATCTAAATATTCAATAGGTAACTTAAAAGCATTAGTATATTTTTCTTTGCTATTATAGTCGGCTTTGTCGTAATAATTTATCAATGAGCTAATTAGTTCCATAATATTTATAAAGAGCAAATACTTTATAAATATTAATATAACGAAAATAATTAAAAGAATAACATTAAATTTTAATATTATTAACATTATTAATGATTATTTATGATATATCATTTATTACTAGTTATTATAAATCAATAGAGCATGAAAAGCTAGATTGTGCTATTCAAGCATTACTAAATAATGTATTAGAATATGTTAATAACGATACATCATTAAATAATTATGAACTAGATAATGATAATAAATTTAAAAAGAAAAATAAGTTTAAAAAATACGATTCTAGCTCTAGTTTCAGTGCTAACACATCAAAAGACAATTTTATGTTATCTAGAACTAGTAAAAATACATATATTAATACTAAAAAAAAAAGTCATGAAGATAAAAGCAAACTCGATTTTATTAAAAGCAATATTAAAATAATATTAAATAAATTATCACCAGCTAATTATAGCAAATTGGAAACAGAGTTTTTAAATATTTATAATGAGTTAATTGAGCAAGACAATAGTGAAGAAAATAAAGTTATTGATAATTATATTATAGAGCATATATGTTATAATAATTTATCTTATAGCAGCATATATGTTAATATATTTTTTGCGTTAATTATTAATTATTATAATAAAGGTTATAAATTTGAAAATATATATATATATAATTTGCTTAAAGAAAAATATGACAATGTGTTAAAATTAGAACACATTATAAAAAATAGTGTAGGCGACGATGAATATAGCATTAACAAAAATAATGATAAATATAAGTGTTTCATTATTTTTATAATAAATTTTAATAAGAAAATTTATTATTATGAATTGGAGTGTGTTGAAAAAAATGCTTATATTAAACAATTATTTATTAATTGTTATGTAATTGAAGAATTTGTAAGCTTGATTAATAATTTTTTTATTACTAATTTAAAAATAGAAAAAAATAATAGTTATTGCGAAATTATACTTGAGTTTTTAATGTTAATTTATAATGAATTATTTAAAGAGCTAACACTAATAAAAAAAATAGATCATTCTTTAAAATTATATAATATTATAAAAACACTAGTGTCTAATGAATGTAAATATGCTAGTTTTACAAATAAGATTAAATTTAAATTAATGGATATTGAGGACAAGTATAAAAAATATGTTAAATAAACAAATATGTTAAAAATATGTTAAATAGAAAAATATGTTAAATAAACATATATTATATTAGTTTAAAACTATGTTATAAAAAATATGTAATATATAATAATGATTAATTCAAACATTAAAAAAGACGTTCGTTATGTTGTAACAAATAATATAGATAAATCGGATTTAGATAAAGAGGCATTTGTATATAATGCAAAAATATATAATAAACATATAAAATTTGTTTTAGGTGATCCTAAGTTTGAACATTTAAACAGTAAAATTATATATTTTAACATCTATTTAGTAAATAATAGTTCAATTGTGTCTAAAATAGGTATATATGAAACAAATAATAATGACTATAGTTCTTTGTTAGATCATAATGGAGATATTGATTTAAATAAAATGGGTGAGCCAATTATGTTTCCATTTTCTAAATCATTAATTATGAATAATTATGATTTGATTGATGATTTTGAAACAATGTCTAATGCGCCAAGTGACATCAGTGAAGGTGACACTTCTGATGATATGGAAACTAGTGAGATTAGTGAGGTTAGTGAGGTTAGTGACACTAGTGAGTTAAGTCAAGTTTCTAATAAGTCTTCTATTAATTATAATTTAATGAGTTTAATCAGCCAAAGTAAAGAAGAAAGCGATTATGAAATCGCCAATTATGAAGAAGACCCTAAAGATGAGTGGGTTAATAAGTATTTAAGAAGTAATAAATATGAAATTATTGATAATGAGGGAGGAGGAGACTGTTTTTTTGCGGTTTTACGCGATGCTTTGAAAACGGTTAAAATAGAAACATCTGTAAAATCTATTCGAGAAAAATTGGCAAATGAAGTAGATGAAACTGTTTTTCAAACTTATAAAGAGTTATTTGACCTATATTATAACAATATGAAAACAACACAAGAACAGTTAAAAACGCATAAACATAAGCACAACACTTTAAAAAAAATGATTAATGGAACAAGTGACGGTCCTGATAAAATGAAGCTAATTCAAGATGCTAAAGACAATTTTAATACATTTACTTCTATAACTACTAAAAGCAAAGAATTAGAAGAACTAGCGCAAGAGTTTCAATTTATGAAAGATGTAAATAGTGTTGATGATCTCAAAAAAGTAATTAAAGAGGTAGGTGGCACTTATTGGGCAGATAATTGGGCAGTAAGTTCATTAGAACGATTATACAATGTAAAATTTATAATTTTATCGCAAGCCCATTTTGTTGAAGGCGAAAAAGAGCACGTTTTACAGTGCACTAGTCCTGATATAAAATTAGAAGAACGTGGATTATTTGAACCATCATATTATATAATAGCTGATTATTTTCAAAACAATCACTATAAATTAATTACTTATGACAAAAATATAAAACGAGGAGCTCTTACATTTAGCGAGGTTCCTTATAAGATTAAAGAATTAATTTTAGAACGATGTATGGAGAAAAATGCCGGTCTATATATATTAATTCCCGAATTCAAAACATTTGCCAATAAAAATGGTGTAGAAACATTTAGTAAAAAGAGTGCATATGATACATTAGTTGATACTAAAAAACCTAAGTCGCAGGATTATGATGATTCAATAGTTATTCAAGTATATAATAAATCAAAACACGCAAAAGTAGGCGAAGGTTCTGGTGAAACAATTAAAACCGAATTAAAGATTTCTAAAAACGTTCTTGAATTAAATAATAAGAAAAAATATCCTGAATGGCGCAAAAAATTAGATAATGATTTTTTTGTAACAAATTTGAAAATAGACGGAATTAATTGGACAAGTGTAAAGCATTATATGTTAGCTAGCCGTTACAATGGATTAACTGATATATATAGTAAGTTCAAAAAGGATGGACTTTATGGTTCTAATATAGAAGAAGCTCAAAGATTTTATGAAAGCCAACTTGCTAAAAAATCTATAAAATCTACACTAACAAATGATGAAGAATTTAAAAAGAATGAACCTGTTTTATTAGAAAAAGCATTGTATGCTAAATTTACACAAAATGATGATTTACGAGAACTACTATTATTAACAGGAAACGCATTAATCAATCATTTTAAACAAGGTAAAGGAGCATATCCGTTTGTTGAGTTAATGAAAGTTCGCAAATTAATAACTAAATAATTAAGTATAAATTAAGTATAAATTAAGTATAAATTAAGTATAAATTTTTTATAATTATATAATTATATATATAATTATAATGACTACAAGAAAAAAAAAGAATAAAGACAAGTCCCAAGCCGACTTTAAAGAGTTTAGTATTACAAGGAAGTTGAAGAATACAAATGCAAGAATAAAAAATAATGAGCAAGGTGACTTGCAAGTAGGAGGTACAAATGAAAATGGAGCAGCAGCAGCAATACTAGTAGCGACAACAGGTTCATTAACTAATGACGCAGAAAAACAAAAAGAAGCCTTAGAAAAAAAACAAGCCTTAGAACAAAATTATACTAAAATAGAGCAAGACTTGAGTGATTTACTAAGTGGTATAACTATATATAAAATAACTATAGGAGATGATAACAGTAATAAAGAGAATAATTTAAGTATAGTAATATTCGAAGAATTAGGTTTGGGTAAAGTAACAAGTGTTGGACCCGATGGAGACATTTATAAAGCTAACTTAATAATAACTAATCCTAAAGAAAAATTAGATGTAAATGATATTATATTGTCGTATACAGTCTATGGTGATGAATATATATATATTCACAACAAAGAATTTTTTGATAAAACAAAAACAGGTAGTGTTACTATTAATTTTATTAAGTATGATGATTTAAAAATAAATTCTGATATAGAAAATAAAATAAAAGCACGTATAAAAGCTAAAATAGTATTAGATCAGGTAGTCAAAGATGAAAAAAGTGTGAATAAAATATCTATAAAAAGATTATTTAAGAAAGCAGAGAATAAGGGAGCAGAGGATAATATAACAGCTATAAAAAGATTATATAAGAAAGTAGAGAATAAGGAAGCAGAGGATAGAGTAAGTATGGCTAGACTAAGTAGATTTATTGAAGATGAGAAAATAGTTATAGGTATAGCTCAGGTTGACATTTCAGGTTTTAAATTTTCCACACATCCACATAATGGTGAAATTGCTAATATAGATAGTGGTTCTATGAAAGATGCCGGATTGGAAGTAGGTGATATTATAGTGGCTTATCAATTTAAAGAGCAAAAAGGATTTAAAAAATATAAAAAATATGATCTAGAAAATAATGATAATGAACTATTTTATGAAGATTTTGAACATTATGGACTACCTGTTCATATTATGTATATTAAAAAAGATAGTTTAGATGAATCGAAAAAAACAAGTTTAGAAAAATTTTTATCTAATTCTAGCACACAAGCAAAGGAAGCAATACAAAAACAAGATATGAAGCCTTCATCAGTAGTAGATAGTACTACTTTAGCTATTGTTGGAACAGTGGCAGATCTAATAAATCAAAAAGCTCCACAAGCAAAGGAAACTCCAGCTACAAAAGAAGCAAAAAAAAAACAAGAAATGAAGCCTTCATCAGTAGTAGATAGTACTACTTTAGCTATTGTTGGAACAGTGGCAGATCTAATAAATCAAAAAACTCCAGCCACAAAAAAAGAAATAAAAAAACTAATAGAAGAATGTGAGAAATTTAAGAAAGAGTTTGAAACATTTAAAAAAAAAAAAACTAAGGATGAAAATGAGTTAATGAAAATAATGAAAATAATAAATGAATTATTAAATAATAAACAAACACTTGATGGATTTGAAAAAGAACAGAAAGCAGACTTATATGAAAGTGTGACTAATGCAATACAAACTTATACAAAGTTAATAAATGAAATAATGAGTTACTTAAATGATAACTTTTCTATTAAGTATCAATGGATTGAAATAGTCGATTCTAAAGACCCTATTTATAATAGAAAAACAGGAATAATTAACAAGTTATATAAAAATAGTAATGATGGATTGTGGACTTTTGAAGTTTGGATCCCTCAACCTAATAAGTCAAAAAAATACTGGAGTGTTCGAGCACGAGCAAATGAAATTTCACTTATAAATGAACCTACAGCGGTTAATAAAACACTACAAGTTAAAACTATAAGTGGAGAAATAATAGATACATATGTTACTGGTACCATTATAGTAAATTCATCTAGATTTCTAGTAGACAAAAAATATGATATTACAAATGAGGTAAATTATCAACCAGATATTACGAACGCAAATAATAAAGTTTTATTAGGCAAAAATTTTATGAGTGATACATATTCTGGTGTTGTGACAGAACCTATTAAAGATTTAGTTAAAGGAACAGTTAGACGTGCTGATAAATTTATTAAAGACAAATCTAAACGCGGCTTACGTGAAGAGTTGAAAGAATATATAGGTTCTATTATAGATACAGAATTTAAGGATGATGAAGATCAAGAGTTATTGAAAAAAATAATACGCTTTGAGAACACTAAGCAATCTATAAGAACAGTATTGGTAAATAAAATTTCACATATTTTTTCAGAAGGTGAAACAAGATTTAATCTTTTTAATAAGGAAAGTTTAAAAAAAAATTTTGCGGATGATAACAACAACATAACTGAAGAAGATGAATTAAAAGGAGGACCACAAGAAGGAGGTGGAATTTATGGTTTTAGAAATTTTGATAAACATGATGCCAGAAAATTTCTAATCTTTATATTAACCAATTTAAAAATATTAATAGATGGAAAAAATGGATTTCAAAAAAATATTAATAATTTACTATTAACTACATATTTAAAAACTTTATTTTCAAAAATAGGTCCACCAGAATTAAATAAATTATTACCAGATATTGACAATATTCAAGCTGCATCTAAACATGTTATAAACCATTTTATTGGTAGATTAAAGAAAAATAGTGATACAGTTAAAGCAGGTGAAGCAGCTGAAACAGCTGAAACAGCTGAAACAAATGGTTTAGAGCATGCTGAAGCTATTTCTAAACTAAATTTTGAGTTAAAACGTAATGTAAAATCATTTATGTCAGCAATTGTTGATATTGCTTTACATACTGATGAATTGACAGGTACTAAAGAAAAAATAGCTGATTATTTGGACAAAGAATATGATAAAGCAATGAATATACCATTTGGAGATGATAAAACTCGAATTGAAAATCTTGAAATTAATAATGCTCTAAGACAAATATTAGGTCCTAATCTTAATTCAATAAAAGGTTATAGAACTAAAATTAAAGAGATAGATGACCTTATAGATAGCATAACTGTTAAAAATATTAATGAAAAATTGAAAAAACTTGCTGACAGTAAATTATTA